GCCCATACCGATGGGTGTACACCATCTGATTGTCAATCTGCTGGTGAGACTGTGAAACCTGAGCGAGCGTCCAATCTCAGACACCGACTCATCATCGAGAAGAAGTCCATCACAAAGGGCCCCTCTGGCGAGGATGAGGTCGACTGGGAAGAGTACGTCACCACGTGGGCTGCCATCGTGCAGAAGCCGCGAGGGGGTATGTACGGGCGCGAGTTCCAGGTCGCAGACCAAACTCTCGACGAAACCTATGTCAGAATCCGATGCCGGTATCGATCCGGCGTCACGGCTGATATGAGGGGTCGCTTCGTCGACCGGGAGGGCAACTCGAAGCACTACAAATTTCACGCAGTGACTGATGTTCAGGAGCGAGGGCGGATGCTCGAGATCGATGCTGTTCTGGTAAAGGAGAGCGATTTCGCATGAGCAAGAAAGGCCTTGAGATCAATGCCACCCTTGACAAGAAGACTCTTGCTAAGCTGTTGAAAGAGATCAAGAAAGTCGGGGCAAAGCCTATCGCTGACGCTATCAAGGGGGTTTTCGACGGCAAGACCAAGGACATTCGCAAGGATGCCAAGCGCAATCTAAGCAAGGGTCGGGTCCAGGAGAAGTACGAGACCGAAGATGGCAAGGTGATGAGAAAGAGGTTTGGGATTCTCACGGGGTCTCTCAAGCGTCATATCTGGCGCGGACGATTCGAGAGGCGACGCAGAAACACCTATCTCTCTGCAGGTGTTGGGATCAAAAAGGGCAACGCAATGGTTCCAAGATCTGCGGGTCGGGCTGGACCAGCGTCGATGACGCGTATATCGACCGTCAAAGAAGACGGGAAAAAGGTTCGTAAGTTCAGACCGATCATACCGACGAATTACGCACACTTCATCGAGTTTGGGTTTCGTCATCGAGGACGATCAATCAAGGGCCTCAAGTTCATGCAGGGTTCGATGGGGACCAAACATACGGGCAATTACGCTGACGCGATCAAGAAGACCGAGAGAGCGGTCAAAAACAAGCTGGGACTATGACTGTTTGGGGAGCATTCTACAGTCGGCTATCGACCGACGAGACCATCCTTGGATACGTGCAGGATGAGCCGATTCGCATCTACCCGGTGCAGGCGCCCAAGGATACCGCGCTGCCAAACATCACCATTGAGGTCGATGGAGGGGACGAGGATCGCACCCAGGTCAACGATGACAACCTCGTTGAGTCGGGTGTGCAGGTCACGATCTGGGCAAAGAAACACCGCACTGCTGAGCTGATAGGAAATCGGGTACGAGCGTTAATGTCGGGCCAGAAGTGGACCGGCGATAGCACCAATATCCAACACTGTTTGTTGACGTTCTTTTCAGATATGGGAACCAGCGAGAGAACGCAGATTTACGGAATAGTTATGGGCTTTTCGATCATGTGGAAGGGAGACGACTCGTGAGACTTTTTCTGACTGTAGCAATCATCCTGGTTGTCGCATCGTCTGCGATGGCGGACCGCACCGCTGTCACGGTTACGACTGCGCCTGGACCGGCAATGACCGATGGAGCTGCTATCACCAAGACGAGCGCTGACGAACTGAACGGGCTTGAGTTCACCATCACGGGCGATTCTCGAGAGCTTCTGTTCGTCAACAACCCAACTGGTGGATCACTCAACGTGAGCATCAGTTCGGTTGCAGACGACCTTGGCAGAACCGGCGACATTGAAGATGACGCGATCGCTGGGGGCGCCTGTCACGTCTACGGCAGATTCAATATCGAAGGATGGTCCAACGGTGGGAAGGTCCAGTTCTCGATGGACGACGGACTCAAGGCCTGGGTCATCAAACTTGACTGAGGAGAAGGAGAAACGATGACTAGCGCAATCTCTGCAAAGGGAACCCTGCTCAAGAGGGATGGAACGACTATCGCTGAGGTCAAGGATATCAGCGGGCCTTCTCTCTCTGCCGAAGTGGCCGACGTTACGAGCCACGACAGCGCGAATGGATGGCGCGAGAAGATCAAGACCCTTCTCGATGCCGGGGAAGTGACGTTCGACATCAATTTTGTCCCGACCGGCGCGAGCCACAAGGATTCTGACGGAGGTCTCCTGTATGACCTCAAGACACTTACCAGCGCTGGTACTCAAACATGGTCGGTCGTCTTCCCTGATGGGTTGTCCACCACCTGGAGTTTCTCCGCGTTCGTCTCTGGCTTCGATCCTTCGATGCCCGTAGACGGCCCTGCCGAGGCCTCCATTACTCTCACCGTGACCGGGGAGCCCACTCTCGCATGAGTTCTGACTTTGTAGCTATCGAGATCGAAGGTCGAGAATGGAAAGTCTGTCTCGACTTCAATGCAATGTGCCTGTTCGAGCAGGCGCGCAGTAAGACCATCGGATCGGTCTTCCAGGCGTTCAAGGATGCCGGGAACGACCTGTCCGGTCTGTCTGCGCTCGATCTGCGATGTCTTGTCTGGTGCGTGCTTCGGCGTCACCAGAAGGAGATCACCGTTGAGCGAGTGGGCGAGCTCCTTCACCAGGGGACGTTCACCGACCTCTTCGAGAAGATCCAAGACGCAATGCAAGAGTTCATGCCGAAGGACGCGGGAGAGATTGAGGACCCTCGGGAGAGCCCGAATCTCAACTCACTGACTGGGTGAAGCTTCGGGCTCAAGCGCGGGTTTTGTACGGTATCGATCGGGGGGAGTTCTGGCTACTCACGCCTCGTGAGTGGGTAGAACTCTCCTCTGTCAGACGGGAGGTGGAACAACGCAAGGATTGGCGAACTGCCGTGGTTGCTTGGGCTGTCGTGCGTTCCGCGGGCGACAAGAAAAGCAAGATCACCGACTTCATGGCAGACCAGCCAAAGACACCGAAGACGGAGGGGTCACTCCTGGGTAAGGTCGTGGCCATCAATGCTGCCCTGGGCGGCAAGGATCTAAGGAAAAGATAGTGGCAGGTAAGAGAACGCTCGGACGATTGGTTGTGTTGCTCACGGCTAATACGTCTGACTTCGTCACGAAGATGGGCGCCGCGGGCGAGATCGCCAACAGGGTCGGCAAGAAGATGACCAGTGTCGGCAAGTCGATCTCTACCTACCTCACCCTCCCGATTGCCGGTGCCACTGCCGCCTTTACGAAGATGGCTGCTGACTTCGAAGAGAAGATGAACAAGATTCAAGCCTTGGTCGGAATCTCGAAAGAAGACATGAAAGCGGCTAAGTTCGAGGATGGCATTTTCCAAGTATCCCGGGAAACCGCCATCGGTGCGACTGAGCTTGGTGAGGCTCTGTTCTTCCTTACGTCAAACGGACTCCGCGGGGCAGATGCAATGGAAGCTCTCCGGTGGTCGGCCCGCGCCGCAGCAGCCGGGCTTGGGGAGACCAAAGAGATTGCCAAGACTTTGGCAGGCGCTATCGTGGCCTATGGCGCATCCGTGGAAGATATCCAGGGGTACGTTGACGTTCTCGTGAAGACGGTGGAACTCGGGCAGATGGAGGCAACAGAGCTCGCTTCCGCGTTCGGACCAATCATTGACACGTCAGCGAATCTCAAGGTTCCGATGGAAGATGCCGGTGCGGCTATCGCAGTTATGACCCGAAGGGCTATGCCTGCAGCCGAAGCCGCAACGAAGCTGAACGCAATCATGCGAAGCTTCACCAAGCCCTTGCCGAAGGTCAACGAAGCGTTCAAGAAAATTGGGATGGAATCGCAAGCGTTTGCGTCTCGTCTGGTTGCTGAGAAAGGCCTGCTAGCGGTCCTTCTCCAGGTCAAGAAAGAGGCGAAATATGCTGGCCTGACCCTGGCAGACTTCTTCCCAAGGGCTGAAGCTTTCCAGGGAGCCCTGGCTCTCGTGGGGTCTGGCGTTCAAGACACCATCGATGTCTTCGCCAACATGAATGGGCAGTTCAAGGAGTTCAACGGAAGGATTCATAAGGCGACCGAGGGCGCGGGCTACATGGGCAAGACCATGGAAGCCTTCCTGATCGCGCAAGACAAAGCCAACATGAAATGGGCGCAGTTCAAAGCGGCGATCGAAGAGCTGATGATCACGATCGGGAAAGACCTTCTCCCCATCGCGAAAGAAGCTCTCGAGTGGATGACCGCGAAGATCCACGAGCTCACCGACTATTGGAACGGGCTCAATCTCGAAGCCAAAAAATACCACATGAAGTGGGTTCTGATCCTGGCTGCAGTCGGCCCGGTACTCGTGGCTGTCGGTCTTGCTCTTAAGCTGTTCGGGATGCTGGCAACGATCCTTGGTGCGCTTGGAACTGCATTCTCTGTCGTCGCTGCAATTGTTGGAACTACCGCTGCAACTATTGGGTTGATCGGCGTTGCTATCACGGCCGTCCTTGGTTTGATGTATTACTTCCGTGAAGAGATGGGCGAGCTAGGCGCCGAGTTTATCGGCTGGCTGATTTCGATGGAGCCAACGATTCAAGGTTGGCTCAAGTCCATGAAGGATGCGATCATCGACTTCTTTGCTGGCATCCCCTCCGTAGCAAAAAAAATCCTGTCTTCCATAAAAGACTTCGCAGCGGGTGTTTGGGGCTGGGTCGTCGAATCCCTTGCATCGGTTGGTAAGTTCACTCTTGAGATAAGGGATAAGATTGTCAGCGCACTCATCACCCTATTCACCCGGTGGAGCACGTTCTATGACACCGCAGCGACCGCGGTCTCCAATTTTGTCGAGAACGTCAAGTCTGGTTGGAACAGGCTTACGGTCGCCATTGCTGGTTACGCGAGCAAGATCCTCGCAATCGTGAAGAAAGTCGCCGCTGCTTTTGCTTCTATCGGGATAAAGTCCTTTGCCTCGAAGGTTGGTGGAAAGATTGGAGACGTAGTTGGAGCTATCAAAAGCCAGTTTCAAACGTCAGTTGATGCCGCTAAAAACTGGTTCTTTGGGTCGCCCAAACTCGCACGGGGTGGCGATGTCCTTCGAGGTGGCACCGCTCTCGTTGGCGAGCGTGGGCCAGAGCTCCTCAACCTGCCCCGGGGCGCAAGCGTCTCTCCTCTGGGTGGTGGCGCGGGTGGCCAGACCATCCTCGTGCAACTCGACAGCAAGACCATAGCGAAAGCCGCAGCGAGCGGGATGCCTCAGGTACTCAAAGTCAAGACCGGATTCAGGGGGAGTTTCTAGGTGATCGTCACCATCTCTGGAATCGAGTATGGCTACGAGCCGGGGTCATTCTCCCTCGACGACAAGATCAAGGTGAGGACGACCTGCACCTTCACTGTGAACCACGGGACATCCAGGCACTTCGCCTGGCACGAACCTGTCACGGTTAAGAAGGCTGACGGCACCCTC